ATAAAGTTGATTGCTGATTGACGATTGCGACAGGTTTTAATCTGTTGCCCCTTATGAATGATGACCAGTTGTGTATCACTACCCATCAAAGGAACAGCAGCATATAAATTAGGGTCTTCCCAATTCTTTCCTACAAGAAATCCAATCTCTACTGGTTTAGCATCCAGGATGTAAGGATTGTCTGGTTGTTTCATTAAGGATATCAGGGGTAAATAATTTCCTCTTTGAGGAACTTTTCTGTTACATCTGCTCTCTGAATGTCCTTTAGTGAATACTTCACATAAGCACTATGATAAAGGTCATTCAGGGAGTTCCATTTATCTTTAAGATTAAAGGCAACAGTCACACGATTAGTTGGAACTTTCCGCAGCACAGATAAGTCAAGAACGCGATAACTTTCAATCTCACAAGTTCGTTCTTTGTACTTCACATAACCAACATAATCGTATCGATCATTCATTAACTTTCCAGGTTTAAGATCCTTGGAAGCATATACCTCAAGGCAGTGCATAATTTGCTTCAAGGAATAACCCAAACCCTGAAACACTTTGATGTCCTTATTCATAGAATTAACCTGAGACCAGAATAACTGATGGTCTCGTTTTCCGCCAGGCATAACTACACTTTCCTGTGGAGTAAGTACAGAGATAAAGTCTACAAATTGCAGGTTAGATGATGTGTAGTATTGTGCATCAAATGAACCAACATTTGTATCAATATCATAATCAAGGTGTCTACCCTGTCCGTTATTCTTCAGGGGGTTAAGTTCTTCCTTGATGTTATGAAGAAAGAACCTTTCAGATACTTTAACTCGCTTGTGTGTGAATGGGGAAACAGTCATAATTAAAAAAGTGATTCAAGTGGTCCTGGTGATTTGCCATCGGCAACTCCTTTCCATATTGCTTCTATCTTTTCTTCACCCATCCCAGTTACCCAGGATTCTGCCAGTTTAGCATAGTTTTCGTCCAGATCGCAACCAATAAAGTTTCGTTTCGTTCCTTTACTTGCCATCCCTGTTGTACCAGAACCCATACAGGGGTCAAATACAGTATCACCAGGATTTGTTGATGCCTTGATAATTCTGGCAAGTAACTTGACTGGTTTAGGTGTAGGATGGTGCTTCACATTCTTCTCGATTGCTTCACGCCACACAGCAGAAGAACAGTGCTCGTTGAATGTTGCTTTCGCTTTTCTTGCAAAGACACAACATTCAAGTGAAGATAACCAGAACTTGTCACCGTGAACTGGTGCAGGATTTGTCTTTTCCCAGATACACAAACGGGTAGAAAGTCCTGCCTTTGCATATTCACTGCGAAGTTGACTTACCTGTTCCGTTGAACAGAATACATAGATACTTCCTGCCGTGACCCTGATAGTTTCATCAATAAATGTTTGCAGGTCAAATGTTAAAACATCTGCCTTACCTTTATTGTATTCACGGATGCCACATTCATAATTGTTGACAACATCATAAGGGATGTCAGTTAGCGTCATTGTAACGCTATTATCTGACATCCCTTTCATGAAGGTGATACAATCTTGATTGTGAAACTCTATGGTCATAAATTATCCTTTTAGTTTAATTATAGCATATTAACGGCGGATTTCAGAAATAGCAGGTTGACCTTGATTGAAGACAACATCAACAACTGCTTGAACTTTGCGGGCAGTGCTGATACCAACACTGTCATAAGTTGGGATGCAAACCAAACCAAACTTCTTCTCAGAACCACCCAAGCGAATAACGCGACCGATGGATTGACTGATGCCGATGTAGTCCATGTTCCGCATGAAGATGACTGCTTCAAGTCCATTCACGTTGATACCCTCAGACAGGATAGAATGGTGGATAACAACAAACTTCTTGGTTTTGTCCTTGCCCCATGCGTTCAGAGTGTCAAAGAATTGCTCCCGATTGACCTTCTTACCGTCAATGATTGCACCAGTCTTGGATGTAATCGTCATCCAAGAATAACCACGCTGAGCAAGTTGAACGCAGAAGTCAGATTGAGAAATAAGATTGACAATCTGCTTGGTGGTGCGAGCACAAATCAAAACTTTGCTGAGGTTGTTAGAACCATCAACAAGACCATTGACAACATCTACAGACTTGCAGTTGTCAAGAGTTTCAATCAAGTTGTCAGCATCTTCTGCATACATTACCTTACGACCTTTGATCATAGGCAGTTGCTTGACTACAACTTTAGGGGGCAGAATGTAACCACCTTCAACTAACTCAGGAGCAGGAACATTGCACAGCACTTGACCATACACATTACCCCAATTCATGCCTGGTTTGTTAGCAGCAAGAGAATGTTTGGGAGTTGCAGTAAAGAAGTAGCAGCGATTAGCGTTAGCGGAGAAGTGCTCAGTTGCAGGGAAAAAGTGACGCTGAACGCTGTTATGTGCTTCATCAAAGTAGATCGTATCTACATCAATACCAGACTCTTGAATACGATTCAGAGAGTTGTAGGTGGTGAAGATGATACGATTGCGCTTGTAAGTTTGCACTGCCCAATCATAAATCACTTCGGGATTTGTAGTGGATTCGTGATGAGTTTCTCCGCTGTGAACGTGCAACACACGAACCATAGGATCTGTGATAAACTCAAGGAACTCAGCAGAGAGTTGTTCTGCAAGCAAGATGCGAGGAGCAACAACTACAACAGTTTGCGGTTCAGACTTCTCAAACTCACGAACACAATCAAAAATCATTGTAGGGGTTTTTCCCGCGCCAGTCGGCATAATCAACTGACCACGAAGATGCTTAAGCATAGCATCAAGACCGCGAACCTGGTGAGGACGAAGGGTAATCATAATATGAGTGGTTATACTATAGGAACGCTTTGGAGGTGAGTAACTTTTATTGCTTACAACAGTTTGTTAAGGTCTTGAATAACAGATTGCATTGCAGAGCGTGAATAACCTGTTGCAAAGGGATAGGATTTTTCATAATCCTCATTATCTGCTGAGTCTACATTATAGCAGATATTCACCGCTCGCTCAAGATCAGAAATTATCCGTTTTAGGGTATCAACACTCACATTTGTGGTTTCCATAGTGTTACAGGCGATTTTACAGGGGTTTGGTGGGGTTTTAGTTTGTTAGTTGTGTGAAATCAGGTGCCCAAGCAACAACATATTCTTTATCTTCTTCTAACCATTCTTTATATTCAGCATACAGAACTCCAGCATAACTATCATTCTTATTCTCAAAGTGATAGTTACAAAGTTCAACAATGTAATCAAGTTGTTCCTCAACAATATCACAGCGTTGAGTATCAGAAAGTTCCATTTCCATAAAAAAAGCGTTCCCTACACTATGGGAACGCTTTGGAGGTGAGTAACTTTAATTCAGGTCAACTTTCAGATGCTTTAGCCGCTGCTTTTGCCTTTGCTCTCATCTTAACTGCAACAGCATTACTCCACTTTCCGCCACCTTCTTCATACTCTCTACGCATTTTTGCAAGGATTTCGCTGGAAGATTTTTTAGTCTTTTGTGCTGCTGCTGTTTTCTCTTTGTTTCTTGCTTTATCTCTTTCCTGGCGAGTCATAGGACCACCAGTTTCAGTTTTCCACTGTCTGCGTGGTTTTGATGGTGTTGGTTTTGCTGCTTCAGGTTTCTTTTTAGAAAGAAGTTGTGATGCAGTTTTTTCTGCTTCTTTTGCAGTTGGTTTAGATGTTTCAGGTTTTTTGCCTGCTTTTCTTGCAGCAATTCTTGCTTGTGCTGCTTTCTTTCTTTCTTCTTTTGCCGCTGCTGCTGCTTTTGCTCTTACATCAGCAGATCCACGCTCTTTCTCAGGTTGCTGAACTCTTGTGGATGCTTGTCTTTGAGTACCAATATCTTTACGGGGTTTGTATGCAACTGGTTCGGTCTTTCCACCACCAACTGCTTTTACCCTGCGTCTTTCAGGAGCAGATTTCTTACGCTCAGCACCTATTCTTTCACCAGAACCGCCCTTGCGAACTTGTGCGCCAGAACGAAACTCAGCGTCATAGGTTGCCTCAGCAATCAATACAAACTCCTGAAAGGTTTTCATTGTTATCTAAACACTTCTTTTTTAATATTTAGTTATCTTCAGCGTCACGCAGTTTATCCATTGCAGATTTGCTGATTTTACACACCAAATCGTTATCATAGAAATACTTAACCCTTTCACGGCGGGTAGCAATCAGCAGGTCATATTCTTCCTGTTGTTGTTTGGTGTATTTGAAATCTTGGCGGCGCCATGCTTCTTTCAGTTCTTTGATGTAAGGAAGCACGTTGGGAATGTTGTCGGTCATTTGACTATGATAATGGATAAAAGTGTTTGTGGTTGATTTGGTAGACAGTTTAGAAACTGTCAGAAGTCCCAGTTACTGTTAAGAAATGCGTTGAAAGTTTTGGTGTCGTCGTCTTCTTCAAAAAGACCTTCATTCATTTCTTCAACAAGGTCAAATGAAGAAAAATCTTCAACTTGAATGTCGTCGAGACCGTCCATAGTTTGTTTGTCGCTTACACAATAGAAACACTTTAGAGGTGAGTAACTTTAATTCACCAGGATTTTGATGTCTTTTGCACCTTGTTCCTTCACAAGTTGCTCCCAAAAAATAGCATCATCAATTTTC